GATTCAAAGACTGGACCATCACGTCCGATGGGTTTCTGGCCCGGCAGTATGACAACCTCTCTCGCCGGGTGGAGGTCATCGGCGATCTGCCCGAGGGCTGGCTTTGGGACTTGCTTGTCCAGGTAGGTGACGCTATGGACATCCTTCCGCTGGAACCCATGGAGGGCGGCGTGGGCCATACCCTGACCGCCGATCAGGTATCCATAGACGGCTATTATACGGTGCAGCTCCGGGGCCGCATGGGCGAGGTGGTCAGGCACACCAACACCACACAGACATTCGTTTCCAAGACCCTGTCCGGAACCGGAACGTGGCCAACTCTGCCCAGCGAGTACAGCATGGTGGTTACGATTAACGAAAACGACAGCGGAGAAATGTTCGCAAGCCACAGCGCGGGGGAGATCATTGTCCAGATGGAACGGGGCTGGGACGTAAGCCTTAATTTTGACGTTACCCTTGGCAACGAGAAGGTTGGCATCCATCTTGCGCCTCTTGGCTATCAGGTCTCTAAGGACGGCACTGACCATCTGATCCGTGGAGTGATGTTTGGGGCGCAGCTGATGGTTGATGGCGGCTTTACGAGCCTTGCGTTTACTGTGCTGGACTACGTGGACCTTGTCGATAACAGCGATACGATCCTGGGCGTGGCGCAGCCAATGGAAGCCATGGGAAACAGTATTGTTACCAGCGTGAACGGGAAAACCGGAGAAGTGTGGCTCACGGCGTCCGATGTTAACGCCCCGTCCCGGAGCGAGCTGAACAGCGCAATCAATGCCGCCCTGGTACAGGCCAAAGCCTCCGGGGAGTTTGACGGCGCACCCGGCCCCGCAGGCGCACCCGGCAAGGACAATCTGCCTAACGTGGAAGCCGTGGCGGGCAGCACAGTATCCCTGACGCTCAGCAACAACGTGGAATATCACTGCACCGATGCTGTGACCGCCCTGACCATTCAGGGGTTTACCCCTGCGGACGATGGGAAAGTTTCCATGTGGGCGTTGCAGTTTGCCGCAGGCAGCACCATCACCGTGACGATTCCCGACAGTGTGCGCTGGGCTATTGCCGAGCCGGTGTTTACGCCCGGTGTGCGCTACTGGCTGAGCTTTGTCCCTCTGGTCAGCGGCGAGGTTCTGGGGGTGTGGGTCAGCGATGAATAGATCAACATTTGACGCTATGCTTGCCCAGTATTCCAAGGAGGAGCGCACCGGCGACGGCAGCGTGTCCTGGGAGAAGGGCGCAAGATGTGTCATCCCAAAAGTCGAGATCGGCGGGAAGGGCGAGCAGAAGCAGTATAGCGGGAAGAATTTGTTTGACATTGAGCGAAGAACAGAAAGAGCGTTTGTGAATTCTGATGGCATGAATACGACTCCAAGGGACTTAGATGAGAATAGCTATTTTGTCGGAATTGCTGCTAATAATTACTATCTTCCCGAAAATGTCTCAAATTTTGAGATAACACATAACCCAGTGACTATGTCATTCGATATAGCAGGCGTGGGATATGGTATTGGCGCTCCGTTTCGACTTATTCCAGGGAAAACATATAGCGCAACGGCTAAAGGGTCAAACACACGTCTTGGAGCTGGATTTTATGATGAAAATGGACAATATCTATCGCATATATATTATCCTTTTTTTACCGTTCCAAATAATGCGTATTGGACAATGGTTGTTTGTACAGGTAACTCCATCGGGCGTGTTGAGATGTATGACATCCAGGTAGAAGAAGGAACCACCGCCACGGAATATGAACCCTACACCGGCGGCATCCCGGCACCGAACCCCAACTATCCCATCATACCCGTGTTCAGCGAGAGGACGACGTTCGTGAGCAGGGGAAGGAATTTGTTTGACATTGAGCGAAGAACAGAAAGAGCGTTTGTGAATTCTTCTGGTGTAAATACGGCCCCAAGAGACTTTGACGAAAAAAGTTATTTTATGGGAATTACGGGAAATAACTACTATTATCCATACCAAATTAGAGAATGGCAAATAACGAATTCGCCTTTGACAATCTCTTTAGACGCCGAAAATGCAGGTTATGGTATTGGACTGGCCTTTATGGTTACCCCCGGGAAAACATATACGCCAAGTGTGGAAGGTGACAATGCAAATCTTGCAATTGCTTTTTATGATAAAGATGGTGTTTGGCTTGAGTGGGATAGGGCTCAAATGAAGCCGGTTGTTGTGCCGAACAACGCATGTTGGATGTCTGTTATTGTGCGTGGAATAAGTAAAGGTGCAGTTCGAGCCTATAACATCCAAATTGAACAAGGCACCACCGCCACCCCCTACTCCCCCTACTTTGATGGCGGAACCGCCGTGGCCCCGGAGCTTCTGGCCATCCCCGGCACAGAGTATCGGGATACATGGGACACGCAGACGGGGAAGGGTGTGCGGCGCTGCGCAGTGATCGAATCCTACAACGGCGAGGAAGTCACCACACCCTTCATCAGCTCCACCGGGCAGTTGACCGAGGGCGCTTATGTAGTCTACGGCATTCCGGGCGAACCATTCCAAACCGAACCACAGCCCCTCATTCAGCCCCCCGGCGCGGGCAACATCATCCAGACCGGTGGGACGCTGGAGGACTGTCCCATCACCGTTACACCCGTAACGCACCAGTAAGGAGGTACACATGAGATACGCAAAAATCGTTGACGGCAAGCTTTTTGTTGCCCCCAATCCCCTGAGTTTTGCCGGGGTCAGGACATACAATCCTCCTGACGCCCTGTTTGTGTCCGCCGGGTTCCTGCCCGTAGAGGACACTCCCTATCCCGATGACGGCGGCTATTATCTCTCCCACTGGGAGGAACAGGACTGCAAGATCGTCCGGGTTTGGTCTGAGGTGGTCTTACCCGAGCCTGAGCCTGAACCCAAACCCATCCCCACCCCGGAACTGACCCCCGCCCAGAAGCGGGAGCAGGCATACAACACAGAACCCGTCATTGAGTGGGACGGCAATTTCCTCACCGTCACCCAGGCCGCCCAGCAGTGGGCCTATTACGCAGCGGAGGGCGACGAATACAAAAGCGGCGCATTGACCGCCCTCATCGCCCGGGCCAAACAGGATATCCGGGAACGATACCCGGATGAGGTAACGGTATGAATTTCAAGCTTGCCTTTGCGCTGGGCGTGATCGCGGAAGAACTCAGCCGTCTGAGCAGTTCTCTCCCGTCGTTTATTCTCAGCGAGGACGGGCAGGAGCTGCACATTGTCCGGGATGACGGTTCCCTGACCTATCAGTTTTTGGAAGATACCATGACGGCGAATTTTGTGGAGGTGTGACGTGGAAAAAATCATTCAAAGCGGCGACCTTGACCACCTTCACCCCTTCCTGCGCATGATGTTCCATATCCACTTTCCCGACGGTCTGACGCTCCAACAGATGGCAAGCCACGAGATCGGCTGGGTGCGTGGCATCTATGACTGGTATATGAGCCGCACCGAGGAAGGAGGAACATCTTGAGCTATACCACCATCTTTTTTGACATCACGGGACAGGCGAATACATTCCACGGCATTCCGCTGCTTGCCATGAAGAAAGCAAACTTTGTGGACAAGCTTCAGGCGGTTTTTGGTCTGGCGAAAATCGTGGTCAACGGCGCTACATACAACGTGGCGGAGACGGCGAAAAACGGGGCTGTCGCCCTGGGTGAATCCTACAGACGTTGGGAGTTTATCGCACCGGACGGACAGCTTGATTTTGACCAGTGGCTGGGCATGACCTTCGGCGAGGGACTGCTGGCGCTGAAAGAAAACCTGTCCCAGAAACCTATTGTTCCATGGGATAAATTCGCAACCTGGGTCGGGCAGAACACCGGAAATCTTACCCCGTCCGGGGATGTAAAAATTACCCTTGAGACGATCACCAGCGGCCAGTATTCCAACGAGATCGACGTGCTGGCCTTTAGCGGCATCAGTGATTTTTCCTCTTTCATTTCCACGATCTATGACGGCTCTGTTTCGGCCCACAGCAATCCCATGTCGGCATACGCGCAGAGCGACAGAAGCTTTGGGTTTTTGCTCCGCTTTGTGGCCACAGACTCTGAGGGACAGACCACGACCGCGCAGATCACCACCATTTTCCGGGAATGAGAGTAGTCGAAACCGCGCGGCGCTATGTGGGTTATCTGGAACATGAGGACGCCGACCTCCTCCAGATTCCCACCGCCAACGTGGGCAAAGGGGGCTTTACCGTTTTTGCCGACATGATCGCCCGGTCGTACCGCTGGCGGGTTTTCCAAGGTCTTGAGTGGTGCGCCGTGTTTGTCCATGCGGTGTTCCTTGAGGCATACGGGAAGCCAGAAGCGGCCCGGCTGTTGGGCAAGCCCTGGCCTGGAACCCGAACACTGGCCAAGCGCTTTCAGCGCAGCGGCCGATACCGGGATAAAACATATCAACCCGCGCCGGGTGACATTATCTTTTTAACCAGCTGTCCAACGGGTAAAATCAGCCACTGCGGCATCGTGACGGCCTTTGACGGGGTGACAGTCTCCACCATTGAGGGAAATACCATTGACCCGTCCGGGCGGTTTCCGCCTCAGGAGGGCGGCGCGGTGGCGGCCCATGAACGGCCTGTAGGTGACAGGAAAATCATCGGGTATGGAGCTGTCGGCTGGCGGACTATTTGCCATGGAGGAATTTAAGCGGTATTAAGGTGGAGTTTAACCGTGACCCTGTATCTTCTTAATCTGGCCGACCTTGCGCTTACGCTTTACGCCCTCCACCACGACGGGGTGGAGCTGAATCCTTTGCTCCAGAATCCCACCGTCATGGTGGCGTGGAAAACGGTGGGGGTAGGTCTACTCTGCTACCTACTGCACCATTTTCGTGACGCCACGAAATTGATACCGTGGGGGCTGAGACTTTGCACGGCGGTCTATGCCGCTGTTTGTGTGTATCATTTTTATTTTGTTTTTGGAGGCCAACCGTGACCATTGAGCTGACACCACAGAATATCATCACCGCCGCGTCCCTGCTGACGGCAATCGGGCTTCTCATCCGTGAGTTTGCCAAAGGGGTTCGGTGGGTGGACAAGCAGGACAAGCAGACCAGCGACATTAACGAACTGCGACTGCACCATGATGAGGACGTTAAGGAAGTGAATGGGGAGCTGACCCTGCTGACTTTCGGAATTCTGGCCTGTTTGAAGGGCCTGAAAGAACAGGGCTGCAACGGTCCCGTGACAGAGGCTATCAATAAGATCGAAAAGCATCTGAACCAGAAAGCCCATGAGGGGTGACTATGAAAAGATTACTTAGCTGGCTGCACAGCATCCCCCACCTGTTCGGTAAGTGCATGGTCATTCTCTGCCTGCTGGGGGGAAGCTGCAGCATCGCGTGGGCCTTTCGAATACTGTCCCGCACAGATAATGACCCCGCCGCCACCCTGACAGCGGCCCTCGCCTTCTTCGGCGGGGAGCTGCTGGCAATGGCGGGAAAAAACGTGTTCCAGAAAAATAAAGAAACCAACAAACCGGAGGGATATTAAATGCCTGAAAGAATCATCAAACGTATTGCCGCGCTGATGAGCGTGAAGTCCATCGTGACCCTGATCCTGACCGGGGTGTTTGCGTGGCAGGCCGTGTCCGGCAGCATCAGTCAGGACTTTATGACCGTGTACGCCGTGGTCATCGCCTTCTATTTCGGAACCCAGAGCCAGAAGGCGCAGGAGCTGATGGACGGTGACGGGAAATGAAACTGTATGAGCAGCTTCTGACCCGTAACTCCTGCTTCGCCACCGGGGACGCGCTGAACATCCGTGGTGTCATGGTACACTCCACCGGGGCCAATAACCCCAATCTGAGCCGCTACGTCCCCGGAAATGAGGAGATCGGCTTTAACACCGGCGGCAACCACTGGAACCAGAGCAACGCCGAGTGGAAACGCAAATTTGGCGTGGCGCTGAATAAGTGCGTCCACGCGTTCATCGGAAAGACCGTGACCGGCGAGATCGCCGCCGTGCAGACCCTGCCCTGGGAAATGCGGGGCTGGCACGCCGGTATGTCCGCAGGAAACAACCGTTACATCGGCTTTGAGATTTGCGAGGACGGACTTGCGGACCCGGACTATTTCAAGGCCACTTATGCCGCCGCCGTGGAGCTGACCGCCATGCTGTGCAAGCGGTATAAGCTGAATCCGCTGGAGGACGGCGTGGTCATCACCCACGCGGAGGGCTTCCAGCGGGGCGTGGCTTCCAACCACGGGGACGTGCTGCACTGGTGGCCCAAGTTTGGAAAGAACATGGACGATTTCCGGGCGGACGTTGCCCGGGCGATGAAAGGAGATGAAGATATGACGCAGGAACAGTTTGACCTGATGATGGACAATTATCTGGCGCGCCGGGCGGCTATGCCCGCGTCTGACTGGGCGAAGAAGGGTCTGGAGGAGGCTGTCAGCATGGGCATCACCGACGGCACCAGCCCCCAGGGCTTTCCCACACGGGAGCAGACGGCCCTGATGATCAGAGCGGCGGTTTACGCCGGTTAAATTCAAAAGCAAGGGGAGCTGCGTTCCATAGTGGTCCCAAAATGGGACCGGAAAGGGGCGCATGAATTTAAAGCGGGATCTGACCGTGCCGGAGGCCGACAGGCTGAGAGCGCTGTGCAATTTTTCCGACGAGGAGCGGCAGGTGTTTGACCTGCGCATCCGGGACAAGAGCGTCATTGAGATATCCATGGCGCTGCATATGTCGGTAGCGTCAACAAAACGCCGCCTGCAGGCCATTCGGCAAAAAGTAAATAAGGTGAGCCAAATGTGAGCCGAAAGAGAGCCGAAGCTGAGACGCTGCGGCTCTCTTTTTTTGCGATAATGAGGGTCGAAAGGAGTGATCATATGGCAAAAGACCCGTATTTTCGTCTGCTGGAAGCCGGAATCCGACCGGACTGTGCAGCGCACACCATCGACTATTTTCTGAATTTCCGAGACGCTGAAGCCCTGGAACGGTACATCTCCAAGCTGGAGAACAAGCGGGTGGTGAGTGATCGGTGAGCTATAACACATGGATGCCCAGCTTTGGCCAGCAGGGCGGCTTTGTCCCCACGTGGCAGGGACAGGGGCAGGTTTATACCCAGCAGAATCAGATTGCACCTGTGGCCGCTCAGAGCCCGCAGCAGGGCTTTTTCGTCCGCCCGGTCACCAACCGTGAGGAGGCCGTGGCAGCTCAGATCGATTTTCTCAGCCCCGGCACGTTTATGCCGGACTTTAACAACGGGCGGGTGTATTTCAAGCGCTTTAACAGCCAGACCGGTTCCTGTGATTTCCTGACCTTCTCTTTGGCGCGGCCGGAGCAGGCCGAGGAGACGCAGGCCCCGGCTCCCGCCCCCGAGTATGCCACCAAGGCCGATCTGGTGGAAATGCAGCAGGTCATTCAGGGCCTTGCGGCGGACATCGACACGCTGAGAGGAAGAGGAGGGAAGCGCCTTGCCGATGAATAATGTTTTAAACGTCATGCTGCGCCACATTCAGGGCGGCATGAGCCCCCAGGCTGTCCTTGGACAGATGGCCAACAGCGACCCCAGAGCAGCCCAGGCGCTGCAGATGATCCAGGGCAAGAGCGCCGACGAGCTGCGCACCATGGCCCAGAACATGGCCAGAGAGCTCGGCACCAGCGTGGAACGGGTGGCGCAGAGCCTTGGGCTGAGGCTGCCCAAGTAGCAATCTTATAGCAATCTTATAGCAAGTTTATAGCAAAACTCCTTTTCAGTTTTGGAGCGGTGTCTTGACAAAAAACCGCACCCCAGACGGGTGCGCGCGGCCCGTACAAAAAACTGAAAAGGAGATTTTTATTTATGGCAGATGATTTTGGTCTGGGCTATGCTCTTGGCTCTGACTCCGGCGGCGGCAATAACGGCGGCAACGGTATGTTCAACGGCGATGCGTTCTGGGGCATTATCCTGCTTGCCCTGCTGTTCGGCAACAACGGCTTCGGCGGTGGCTTCGGCGGCTTTGGCGGCGGCAGAAGCGGCGGATGTGGTTCTCCCTGCGCTACGCAGGCTGATCTGGCCGCAGGCTTCAATAACTCCGCAGTGCTGGGCAACCTGAACGATCTGGCTCTGGGTCAGGCTGGTATCAACACCGCCATCGGCAATCTGGGTTACAACATCCAGGCCGGCATTAACGGCATCAGCCGGGAGATCGGCGACTGCTGCTGTGCCACCCAGCGTGCCATTGACGGCGTGAACTACAACATGGCTACCCAGTTCTGTAATCTGGGCAACACCATCCAGAGCGGTCTGCGCGATGTGATGGACAACCAGAACGCCAACTATCGCGGTCTAATGGACTTCCTGGTCACTGAGAAGCTGGCTGCCAAGGACGCCCGTATCGCCGCGCTGGAGGGCCAGCTGGGCCGCTCTGAGCAGAACGGTCTGATCGGCGCCCGCATTGACGCCGCCGTGGCGGAGATCCTGCGCCGCACCGGCAACGACTGCCCCACCGCCGCTTACATCGTGCAGCCTCCCACCCCCGTCAACTTCCCCACCAACGGCTGCGGCCAGGTGCAGTTTGGCTATGGCGGTAACGGCTGCGGCTGTGGCTGCGGCTAAAGGGGTCGAAATCGACCAGTTTAAAAATCCCCGATAGGGTGAATACATCGGGGCACACCATTTCCTTAAAGAAACGAAAATGGTGTGCCCCTGACAAAAAGGAGAATGTTATGAGCAGATATGTCTGTAAACTCTGTGACCGGCTGATCATCAGCGAGGCTGTCACTTTTGCCGACGGTACGCTTACCATCAACCTGCCCGCCGGCAGCTACGGCGACGGCTGCCGCTACTGCATTGTAGTGGCTCAGACTATTCCCACCGCAACTACTATCACCGCTCCCGTGGTCATTACCATCGGCGACGGCACCGAGGAGTATCCTCTGACTGACCAGTGCTGCGCACAGGTGACAGCGTGCGCCCTGCGTACACGGACGAGATACGCCGTTAAGGTCGCAACCACCGCCACCGGCGGTGTGTTCAAGATGCTGGGCCGTGGCTGCTGCGCCCCTAACAACAACCTGACAGCCATTGACGGGACTGCTCCCGCCGCGGCTGCAGCCGGTTAAGGAGGGCGGCCTATGGCAATGAGAGGCAGTACCAGAATGCAGCTTGCCCGCGCTGCCAGAGAGCAGAGCATGGGCGGGCGCAAGATGGAATTTGAATATGAGCGCTGGGACGGCCCGGAGCAGCGCGGCGGAGACATGGGCATGGAAATGCGTCGGGGCCGTCGCGGTGGCGCCCGGTCCGAAATGGAAATGGGTTATGGCGGCAGCGGCTCTGACATGGAGATGCGCCGTGGCGGTGGCCGCGGCAACAGCGGCGGCGGAAGCCGTGGCGGCGCTCGCTCTGAGATGGACATGGAGATGGAAATGGGCGGCTATGGCGCTGAGAGCCGTTTCCGGGATCGCCGTGGCCGTGAGCACTACGACAATGGCCGTTTTGCTCCCATGCGCAGCAGCTACGCACCTTATGGCCCTTACGGCGGCGAGGAAGACGGCCCTTTTGGCCGCAGCGAAGGAGGCGGTGAAATGCGCGAAATCGGTTTCAACGCCAACTGGGGCGGCGAAGCGCGCATGGGCGCTGACGCCTCTATCCCCTACTACAACGAAATGGAACGTATGCCCGGCAATCAGGCGATGATGGGCGGCTATATGGCCGAGCACCAGCACCGCAAACTGGACGAGCAAACCGCCATGGAGTGGGTACGGGAAATGAAGAACGAGGACGGCAGCAAGTCCCCACACTGGACCATGGAACAGGTCAAGCAGGTTTCCAAGCAGAAAGGGCTGGACAGGGAGTTTAACCCCGTGGAAATGTTCGCCATTCTGAACGCACTGTATTCTGACTATGACCCCATCTTCAAGAAGCACAATGTCAGCAACATGGACTTCTATGTGGACATGGCTAAGGCGTGGATCAAGGACAAGGACGCTGTTGACAACAAGGCTTCTGCGTATTATACTTGTATCGTAAAAAAATAAATATGATTTGTACGAACAGCCATCGTGGTTGACTTTTGGTTAGCATAGTTTGAGTTTTAGTTGAAATATCATGGTTTTTTAAACCCCTGCTAAGGGAGTAGGCGGGTTAAACCGTGCGAGGGTTCGAATCCCTCCTACTGCGCCAGAACGGCACATTTTCGTTTGAAAATGTGCCGTTCTTTTTTCTTTGTTTTGTTTTTAATTATAAAATAGAGGAAATTCACTTTTATAAAAAGTTTTGATAAAACAGGTTGAAATACGTTCTGAATTCTGCTGTGGTTAGCAAAGTGGTTGCAATATTTACGTGGTAGTTTCGCCCTGTGTTTTTGGACGGGTCATTTGATTGACAGCCTTACGGGCATCGTCGGCGGTCATGTGGATATAACGCTGGGTGGTGCTGATTTTTGCATGACGCATGAGCTGCTGCAGCATGGACGCGTTCACGTTCTTTCTGGCAGCATCGGTGGCGGTGGTATGGCGACAAGAGTATGGCGGCAAATCGCGCACTTTAAGCGCCTGCAGCGTCTTGTGATACGTCTCGTAAAACTTATCTTTGTTCATGCACAGGATTTTTCCCACGCGACTGTTTGACAGGTCGCACAGCTCCTGCAAAACCGGCTGCAAGAAGTCAGGGAAAACAATAGGCACTTCTTTTCTCTTTTTGGTTTTTCGACCACAGCCGCGGATCTCGCAGGCATCCCAGTCGATCATATCTTTCTTACAGTTCATAAGTTCGATGGGCATCATACCAGTATAGATCATCAGCAGGATGTAACCGACAAATTTGTCGCCCGCACCCCAGGCCGACCAGAAGGCTTGCACCTCGTTCTCGTTAAAAGGAACAGCTTCTTTTTCCTCCAACTCAGGCAAAACAAGAAAGTCCGATAAATTCACGGTAACATAGCCATCCGGCAAAGCCAGTTTGTAAAGCTGCGACAAAACGGTTTTAATATCTTTGCTTGGATAATACGTTTTCCCCTTCTTGTCGATAATGGTTTGCAGATCCTCCAACGTTACGTCGTTGATTTTTTGACCCATAATAGATTCCAGCTTATTCCGGGCGATGGTATACGCCGTCTGCTTGGACTGACCTACTTTGGGAAGTTTATTTTTCTTATAACGCTCCCATAGTTCAAAAAAGGTTGGGGCACGGCGGCTGGATTCCTCCAGTGTGGCAAGATACTCGTTTGCCTCGGCCTTTGTTTTAAAGCCGCCCTTCCAAGTCCTGTTTCGTTTCAGCTTTTTATTTCCGTTTTCGTCCACAACAACGTAAGAGCTTCCGGGCGCGACGGCAGTGTATGATTTTCCCCGTTTGATAATAGACCCGGTGCCGTTACCCCGGCGCCGGGGATTTCGTTTTTTGGGGATCTGAGACGCACCGCACTGGCAGCAAAACGACCCGTCCGGCACGTCCTTTTTGCACTTGACGCAGATCATACTGTTTTCTCCAAAACATAAGCCGCTTGCGCAGTTTGGATCCAGCCTCTGTCCGGGTGCAGCTTGTCATAGATCAGACCGCCGATGATGAACGAGCCAAGCAGGGCAATGATAACGCACAGGGCGGCGATGGTCTTTTCCTTTCGTTTTATGCTGTCTTTCTGGTCGTTGATGTAGCCGTCCATAACGGTGCATCGGGATTTAAGCCAGTCGGTCTTTTTCTGGGATTCCTCCCGGACGGCGGCAAGCTCCTTCTGGTGGCTTTCGTGGTAGGCGTTGAGCTGCATTCGCAGGTCAGTGTTTTTATTTTTCTCCTCCTCCAGCTGGCGCTGAAGCTCTGCTATCTGCTCATCCACACGCAGCTCCTCGCTGTTCATCAGGATCGCGGCAAGATGGCAGGGGTACTGGCCCCAGCAGCCGCCAACCAGCACCTGGGTGATCGCCCGCATGGTGGATGCCCGGATGTCCTGAGTACGGCCGGAGAGGATGGAGTCCAGGGTGCTTTTTGGAAGGTTGGCCTGTTCGGCGATCATGGCGCGGGTGAGGTGGAGCTGCTTGGCGCGGCGGTTTGCCCACTCCACCCAGCGCACGTATTCCATGGCGAGGATGTTGGGGCCGTCGCAGCTCTCCCGGAGGAACTCGCAGTTCAGGCAGATGTCATAGGGTTTTTCGGGGTCGTTGTGTTCGATGGCGTGGCGCAGATCGGGCGGCACGGTAATGACCACTTTTTTCAAAATGTCCCACAACCTTTTGGTAAACGATTATTTTACACAGGATTTTGTAACCTGTCGGCGGCGAATTGTATTTCGTCGTATCGCTTTCGCAAGCCCTCCGTATTGATGATTTTTGACCGAAATGATAGTCTTTAACCATCACAGCAGCCCCTTGAAAATCAAATACAAAAGGAGGAATGACGATGGAAATGACACAAGCGACGGGGCTTGCGAGCGCATTTTTCACCATTGTGTTTTTTACGGCAGTCGGTTTTATGATTCAGCTGCCCCTGGACAGACAGGGGGGAAAGGCGGTGATCCAGTATCTCGCGCTGGGCTTGACGCTGGTCCTGGCTCAGGGTGTACTGGCGGACGCGGTGAATGTGCGCAGCGTCCCCGGATGGTGGCCGGCAGTGGTTTGGCTCTCGGCGGCGGTGATGATCGTGACCGAGACACTCCCAGGCCCAGATCGACGCGGCGCGGCGGCGGGCATGGGGATCAGTATTCTTCTTATCTTATTCTGTATGGGGGTGAGCTACATTGCAGCGGAATCGCTGACCATGATGACGGGATTGAGGCTCCCGTGGGAGGCAGCGAGCATGATGATAGCGGCGCTGGTGCGTAATACGACCGGGATGACGCAGGAGGAGTTTCCCGACGCCCAGTGCGCTGCGTTGAAAATGACAGGGCTGTGCGTGATGGCAGTCACGCTGGTAATGCCCGCGTAAGAGAAAAGACCCGCCGGAAAAGCCAGAGATAACAACACGGAACGCAGCTCCCCTTGCTTTGCTCTTTGTGGTTTATGAAAGGCTTTTCCGGCGGGGTAAATTAAGGCTTACAACGACCACAGGGCTTGTAGCCCTGGTCAATAATTTTATCCCGACCAGACATTTCGGCATAGTTTTCAGGGAAAATATCCTCCACGCTGGAGCATCCAGGCTTGTGGAATTTTTTTGTGTTTGTATTTAACACATATGTTATCCCGACCGGTTCAGACTGTTCTGGAACAGCTTCCGGCTCTGGCGCGCTTCCCGGTGTGACCGGGACGGGCGCGGGCGTCGGATCAGGCGCGGGCGTCGGATCAGGCGCAGGGGTAGGCTCAGGCTCAGGCTCAGGCTCTGCGATGACGGGAGGCTCGTCAACGACGGGCTCTGGCTCTGGCGCAGGCGCAGGTTCAGGGGCGATTTGCTCCACCACAGGGGCAGGATCAGGCGCAGGGGCGGGCTCGTCCTCGCCGCCCAGCATACTGCCAACACCACCGATTGCAACGGCGCCGGCAAGAACGGCAGCGGCGATTTTGGGGGCCTTGCCGCCGGAAGATGATTTTTTCAGGTTCTTTTTGCACTTGTAGCACTGCACCGCAGTTTCCAAAATTTCGGTTCCGCAGTAGGGGCAACGCATATACCCGACATAGCGAACCACGCCGTCCTTGCCGGTCACCTGGGCGTATCTGCCTTCGGGCTTTTGCTGAGGGGCGGAGAGGACTTCCTCGCGGGTCAGACCCACGGCCTCGTAGGAGGTTTCCCGGATGGTGGGTTTGGTGTATGGACGCTTTTCAGACTGGGCTTTCTTTTCAGACGTCTCGGTGACGTAGCTGATGCCGGTGCCGGGGATGGACGCGGTTGTACGCACGCCGCCGCCGGCCTTATGGGTCACGCGGTAGCCCTTCACGCCGTAGCTGTAGCCCACACCGGACTTGCTGAAATTCAACCGGAACGGGCCAAACTTTAAGCTTTTTCGGAAACGCAGTCCCATAATATACTCTTCCCCTCTGAATTAAATTTGACAAATTCGAACGAACGTTCTATAATTAAAAGTAGATAGAAAGGAGTTGTGCGCGATGCCCGATACCAACCAGACCAGAATGACCCAGGAGACACCGGGCGATGCGCCCGACTTATTGAATATTGCGAAACTCTTCGCGGCCCTCACGCCGCAGGAGCGCGCTCAGGCATGGGCGTTTTTGGCATCTCTCCGCCAGAAACGCAGCGCTTGAGCCATGCCCCGCCCTGCCGTCATCCTCCGCGGCAGGGCGGGGATTTTTTGTGCCCAAACTGGGCACTTTTTTATTTTCCTTTTGTTCTGATCGCGATAAGAGCTGCCTCCATGGCGATACGCTCATCCGGGGTGGTATCAGCCATCGTGGCCAAAAAACGTTTTGTCTCTTCGTCATAGCCAGCCACTTCGTCCGGCTCCGCGCCGGTGAGCAGATACTCCGGCGTGGTGCCTAATACGCTTGCGATTTCCGGCAGGCGTTTCATATAAGATTCTGATTTCCGTTTTTTCCATTCACTTATACGTCCGGGCGGAAGGCCCAAATCTTTAGCAAACGCTTTTTGCTCGGGATATTTCCGCGCAGCCAAATCAAAAATGCGTTCTACAATATCCATTTGCATCACCCCATTTGCATTTTGCACAATTCTTTTTATAGATGTAAGCGATTAGCATAACCAACAAATAATAAGAAATTCCAGAATATCTTATTGACAATTCTGCTTTTTAGAATTATGATAAGCCCGTAAACTTCAAGCGGCGGTGGCCGGGTTCTTCTCGCTGAAGCTGAGCCTGCATCCTCCGCAACAGCGACAGGCTGAACACTCCTGCTTTCTTTCTGCCCTGCCCGCCCTTGATTTTTACATCTTCCTGAAACAGTAACCTCCAAACAGTGTACGCAACACATCCCGGTTTAGCGCCAATAAAGAAGCCGTTTCGACCAGATGGGGAGCCGTTCCCTTTACAACGCGCACAGGCACAGCGCGTCTGGTATCGTCAAGGCTTTCTCCGGGGTGCGGTCTAACCCAGGCGGAGGTCTGTTTTTTTAATCCTATCATAATTAGCGGTACTAATCAAGTAAAAAGAGGAGGTGAGGGCGTGGCGCTGCACCAGAAAATCGCCTATTACCGCGAAAAGCGCGGCCTGACCCAGCGGGAGCTGGCAGAGAAGGCCGGGGTCTCGCAGGGAGCGATTGGTCAGTACGAAATTGGGCTGACAATGCCGCGGCTTAGCACTTTGCAGAGAATCGCGGTTGCGCTTAACACAACAGTGTCGGAGCTGTGCTCCCCCTAACCCTATCATACCCCACCAAGGAGGAAATCACCATGCCGGACACCGTCATGAACATCTACAAAACCGCCCGGGAGCTGGCAGGCATCACCCAGGAGCGTGCCGCCGCCGCGCTGCATCTCTCCGTGCGATCCTTGGCCGCCTATGAGACAGGCGAACGTATCCCCCATGACGACGTGGTCGTGCGCATGGTGGATCTGTACAACTTCCAGCAGCTGGCCGTGCAGCATATGCGCGCCAACAGCGAGCTGGCCCGCCGCATCATCCCCGACATCCGCAAGCGCAGCCTTGTTTCCGCCGCCGTGAGATTTTTCAACTCCATGAAGCGGCTGGAAGCCATCAACGGAGCGCAGCGGCTTTTGGAGATCGGCGAGGACAACCACATCGACGAGACTGAGTCGGAGGACTATGAGACCATCGCCGCAGAGATGCAGAACCTGATCCAAAGCGCGATGGAACTGATGAACGCTGAACAGGAGGAGGAATGATCATGTTGGAACTGTTTGGAGTGGCACTGGACGCCGTTGGTTTCGGCCTCGGTTTGCTGGCTCCCTTTGTCATCGCGTGGGCATGGGAGAAGCGGCGTGACTATCGGCGCAGCAGACGCCGCCGCGACGTAATTCGGGAAAGAGGGGTGGAGAATATATGACCATTGAAGAAATGCAGAGATGCGAACGTACCTTTTTGCTCCCTGTCGAAGTGGCAGAAGTTCTGGAGTGTGACCCGCAATGCATTCGCATTCTGGCTCGCACAGACCGAGAAAAACTGGGCTTCCCTGTTTGTGTAGTCGGTAAACGCACCAAAATCCCCCGCATTCCCTTTTTGAGATTTATGGGAGTGGAGGTGAGCGCGTGAAAAACTTTCTGTTTTCCGTGGCCTGCGGCGGAGTCGTGGGCACGGCGATTTTGGGCCTGTGTTACGCCGGTGAGCGGTTTTGCGAATGGCTGCAGGACAAGCTGGAGGAAAAGTAGGATGGCTAAGAAAAATCATATGCTGGCCAAGCTTGAATCCCAGATGGAGATTAAATACGCGATTATGTTTGATCGCAGGTCAGAGGTGCTGGCTCAGATGTTTATGGACGCAGCTATGCTCGCCGCCCATGATGTGTTTAAACTCGGCCCCGGAAGAGCAGCCAGATTTATGGAATCCGTGAAAGAGAACTTTCAGAACATGGAGCGCATGGCGCTGAAAGACGCTGACGACGGAGATCAGGAAATCTGGTACACCAGAGCAAAACTGGATGAGCAGTTGCTGGCCATCGTAGGCGAGAAAAACTTTAAACCCTTTGAGGTTCGGTACGGACATGAGAAAAACCCCTGACGGTTTGTGAGGAACCGTCAGGGGCGGAGAGATCACACGCCGCTTGCGCGGCACATGAAACCACCAGAATTATAACACATTCCCCTTGAACGGTGCAAGAGGGAATATTGGAAAGCGAGGTGAGGGTGCATGGATATGTTCCAGGGAAGAATGGACATTGCCGTGGCCCACGGGGCAGATGTGGCGATCTTCATCCACAATCTGGTCTATTGGGTGGAAAAGAACGCCGCAAACGGAAAGCATTTCCACGACGGGCGGTACTGGTCGTATAACAGCGTCAAGGCCCTGTGCGAGATGTATCCCCTTTGGAGCGCAAACCAGATCCGGCACATCATCAAGAAGGCCGAAAACGCCGGTCTGATCGTGACCGGGAACTATAACGCGAAGCCCATGGACAGAACCATGTGGTACTCGCCCAGCGACGAGGTGCTGATCCTGTATGGCCTTGAAAAATATACATTTGCCATTTGGGAAAAATCACAAATGGAAGTGGGAAAAAACACAAATGCATTTGGGAAAAATCCCACAGCAATACCAAGTATATACCAAGAAGATACCAGTAACCCCCCTAACCCCCCAGAGGGGGGCGGCGCGCAGTCTGTTGAAAAGCCAAAAGGCAAACGCAGCAGAAAGGCAAAGACTGTGCCGGAGTGGGAGCCGGAACGGTTTGAACGGTTCTGGCAGAAATACCCAAGGGACGAGGACAGGGCGAAAGCCGTGGAGCAGTGGGACCTGCTCCCGAAGGACAAAGAGCTAATGAAGCGGTTCGAGGGAGACGGGAAGAAGCTGCTGGACGAGATCGCGCTGGGGCTGCAGCGGCATCTGGCAAGCCCAGACTGGAAGCCAAATGGGGATGGCAGGCTGCCTGTGCCATACGCCTTCCGCTGGCTGCGGGATCGCCGATGGAACGAGAAGAACAAAAAAGCCCAGGCGCAGCGAATTCCCTCCCCCGTCCCGCGCAAGTACCACATCGAGATCGTGAACGGTGAGGAGGTGGCCGTATTTGACTAACTATCTGGACGCGGAAAACGCCGTTGTGGGTTCCATCCTCATTGACCCGCGGTGTCTGCCCGACGTCTCGCAGATCTTATCCCCGGAGGATTTCGGGGCGGAAGTGAACAAGGCCATTTACCGGGCGGCGCTGGAGCTGTCCGCCAAGGGACAGGCCGTTGACCCGGTGCTGATCCGCCGGGAGACGGAAAGGGCCGGCAACGCCGTGCCGGAGCAGTACATTCTGCAGCTGATGGACTCCACGCCCACGGCTGCCAACGCCAAGGAGTACGCCGAACTGGCCCGGGAGAACGCCATCCGACGGGGTGTGCTGGAACTGGCTACCCGCACCCAGACCGAGGCCAACGAGGGCGGCGACCCCCACGAACTGCTGGCGCAGCTGCTGACTGAAGCGGGCGCGCTGGAACGGGAGGGCACCAACAAAACCCTGCTCGGCCCAATGGAGCTGGCACTGCGCTGGTATGAACACCGGGACAGGGTGGACAGCGGAAAAAGCGCTGCCTTTGTG